CCGACCGTAGAACCCGTGGTATCTTTAATCGTTCCAGCCTTAATAGGGCCAGAAAAAGTGGTAGTACCCATGTGTATCTCCTGTCTTGGGTTGAGTCAGTCGCCCCATGCGACTGTCAGGGATAGATCGATCTTATAGAAAAAAGAAGGGGGCAACAAGTGCCCCCCATAGTCTTTTAAGCTCCGGGTGAACCGAAGATTCCAAGAGGATCTGAGACCCCGAAGGAATATCGCTCACGAGCCTTATAGCGGCTGTTGCCCGTATCGAAATCAGCGTCCATAGACGTAGACATCGGCGTACGAACAAAGTGCTTGAGGCCGTTCGGAACATCAGTCATCAAGAACCATGCGTCGGTATCCGTCAGATAATGGTTAACTGTGTAACCTTCTGGGATTGAACCATTGTTACGGATGGCGTTGATGTCGTTGTCAGCCGTACCCACACGACCTTCAGTTTCGAGCAAACGAGTCGCTACGAACTGGAGATTGGGCGGAATAACTAGCTTACGAGGCTTGGCTGCAATCAAGAGGCCACGCTCATCGGTCCAACCTGCAATCTGAATAACGGCAGCTTCAAGAGAAGTTTCGTTAAGATCAGCCGCAACAGCGGGACGGTTTGAGTTAGAGCCACCTGATACCAACGGGTGGTCCGTTGCACACAGTACTTTGCCGTCACCATAAGTCGGGTTGCCAGAACCAGTGAACGCTTGGTTCAACACGGTTGCAGCTTTAACCTGCTTGGTGTACGCCATAGCACGAGCCAGCGCCTTCGTATAACGTGCAGACAATGAGTCATACAAGTTATCTTCAATAGCTTCTTCCGTAATTGAGAAGCCCATTGCGATGGTTTCATGTGTGTAACGTGCAGTCCATGCTTCTTGAGCATTGTCATACTCAATCGCAGCACCTTCGTTTTTAACAGGTGCGGCTGAGAAGCCAGACAGCTTGGTTTCTTCTTCAAAAGAGCGATCAGAAGATTCAGTTTCGTAAATCTCTGCGTGCTCTTCACCATACTTAGCGTACTCCATTCCAAACAGTGCGTTTAGACCGGGAAGGAGTTCTTTAAGTAGTTGGGCGCGTGAAATAGCCATTACTTATTCTCCTTATACGCCAGTGGTGTTGTCATACTGGTGACCTGCGTTCCACTTAACGTAGGCTTCCGTATAACCACCAGAGCTGTTCTTAGTTTCTTCGACCAAACCAATAATTCGGAAAGGCAAAGTAGCAGTAGTAGCAGACGTATCTGAAATAGCGCAACGTGAGTTGCCTGAAGTAGAGTCGCCAGTATTATCTACACCCGCCACGTTCGCACCAACGTCGGTTTGAGCGAGGTCGCCAATAGTAGTACCCGAAGATACAACAGCAGCTTTAAAGAGAATGTCAGTGCCATCTGCAACGAATGCTTCGATGTCAGATGCAACCGTGCTTGCAGGGTACGATTGACGCCATACCTTGTAACCAAGGTTAGGATCGGTGTACGTGCAACCAAGGAAAACACCAACAGGTGTCATAGCAGCATCGAACGTATCACGTTCAACGGTGCCTCCGGTGACAAGTTTAACAGCATCTCCATAAAAAATAGAGGTAGCATAGCCACTAGCAATAGGCATGTGACGAGTTACACCCACGAAAGGAGAGCCGCTCAACAGTTTCACCGGAACTAGGCCATAAGGCCCACTTACAGTAGGATAAGCCATTTTAAGCTCCTAAATTAAGTTCCGTTTCCAAAAGTAACCTTCGATTTGCGGTCATGAAATAACGGCATACGAGGGTCGTTTTCTCTCATGAGGTTGTTATCTACCGAAGCCATCTGAGACTTAGCTTGTTGTCCGTAGTAATCATTACGTTCATCCACCATCTCTACTGGCGCTTTACAAAGCATCAGACCACCTTGCACGATATTATCTTTAAAGCGTTCGTTTTCGACGCTTACCAGAGTAATTTCGGGGTGTTCCGTAGCTTTTACCGGTTCCCAACCTTCACGAAGTTTGGAAGATACATTGGTTGGATCGACGTTTCCTAAAGTGCTAATGCGTATCCATCTGTAAGCATACCCATCCTCCGGTGTGGGAGAAGGTAGTACTTCTGGACGTTGCCAAGCCCTTTTTCGGCCAGTTTTTTCTCTCGTGTCTAGATCACGGTTTAGTCGATTCTCAGCCATTTGCCTTCCTCTGTTCTAACGCCACTTGGTCGGCGTATTGTTTTGGGGTTAGTCCTAAACGTTTTGCAAGCGTAAGCTGCGTGGGCGAAAGTCTAATCTTCCTTGGGGCCGTGCTTCGCGTAGCAGGAGCCACCACATTAGATTGTCTTTTCGGTTTTTCGACTACCTCACCAAGTTCATCCTCGAATTGTCCGGGGAATACTTCTCTCATGCGAGAGTCTATCCTCTCGTAGTACTCATTGCTCTGGGGGTCTACCCCGAGTTTGACAAGCTTTGTATGCAATCCCAGCGCAAAACTCGTCATTTCATCGTCATTTCCGAACCATGTGTTGTATTTAGCCCAATCACTAGCTCGTTCATCGACGGGTGCCGGTATGTTCTGTTGTGTATCTTCCACTGTTTGTACAGGAGTTTCAACCTCCTGTAAAGCATCAGGTTTCAAGTTATTTAACCTATCTGCTTTAATCTTAGCGTTAGTTAATTTTTCTTGTGCCTCTAACAACTTATCAGCGTCACCCGCTTCATAAGCTTGCTTGTACTGACGCTTGGCTATAATCATCTCACCAGCAGCGGTCTTTTTAGCTTGCTCTAGAAGAGCTTCTTGGTTCTGATTAACTGTACCTTTTAGCTTTTTATTTTCTTCTAAAAGGGTACGACTAAACCGCTCTAGTTCTTCTCGTTGTCGCGCTTCTTCACGTCGTTGAGCCGTTAACTTCGCAATACGTTTGTTAACTTTCTTTGAGTACCCATCTAATTCTTCTTTAGTAGGTTCGTCAGGTAAGTCTTCATCGTCGTTATTGTTATCGGCAACTTGTTTAACGGGTTCTTCTATTTCTAGTTCAGGCTCAACGTCAACTTCTACCTCGTTTTCTATCTCGTTAGAGTCTTGTTTACGGTTTTTGCCTATGACTTCTGCACTGGATGGTTCAATTTCAATCTCAATGCTTTCTTCTTTTTCGTCAGGAAACTCAAATTCAACTTTTTGAAAGGGCATTATCTACTCCTTATGCGCGGGTAATACCGCGTGGGTCAGCAACCACAGCCTCAATAGAGTCATCGTTCATCAAACGATACTCTACACCATTAACCTTAAACCTAGTACCCGTATTAGCACGAAACATAACGTAATCGCCTTGTTTGCACCACGGGCCTGTCGGGAACCGGTCTTCATCAGCATAAGCTTGTTGGCCCATGTCCAATACCAAACCAATAATCGACATAACATGTTCATGGTTAATAGTAGTAGCAGATTTAACGAGTCCAGATTCCCCAAACGTCTCTTCGACTTGGGGTAATGCAACTAGAACTCGGTAGCCTACCGGCACAGGGAGTTGGTTTTCTATATCTTCTTGAGTTAGTTGAATTTCAGCGACAGCTTCACTCATCGTCATCATCCATGTAGTTTCGGGCAAGGCCATTTATATGGGACAAACAGGTCTCTAGACCTCGAATCAAGCCTGTTGCTTCCTTGTACTGGGTGAAGTCTTTAGCTCCCCCCGACGCAAGAAAATCCACTGCAGAGGAGCGATCCTCCTCTATTTTATCTCTTAGCACGTCAAAGACGGTTTTAGCCATTACTGACCCTTATTCTGTTGTTCTATAAGTCGCATAAGCTCTAAATCTAACTTCTCTTTGTTATTTTGTTTGTCTAACGCAATTTTGACGCCTTCTTTTTGGGCTTCAATAGAGAGTTCTTGTTTATCTAGCTTAAGTTGTTCTACCTCTAAAGCAGCGTCTACCCGATCCTTTTGAGCCTTACGCTGTTGTTCTGCTTGACGGATTTGTATATCTGCAGCATCTTTTTGAGCCTTCCGTTGGACTTCTTGCTGTTTTACTGCTAGTTCTTGTTGCTGTAACTGGAATACAGGGTCTTGCGCCTGTTGCTGAGCTTGTTGCTGTGCAGCCTGTTGTTGATGGGCTTGTGTTAGCTGTGTGCCCGCTTTAGCCATTAACTGAGCTAAAGTAACCTCAATGCTTTCTGGAAGTTCTTCGTTTGGTGCGGGGAGAGGCGCTCCTAACTTTTCTTCTATTTGCTTACGGTAGTTAAACCCTAAGTGTTGTGCTAAATGCGCTTGTAAAGCAGCCATAATTGCCTGCCCTTGCGGGTTCTGCCCAATCATTTGAGCAACCATAGGATCTTGCATAAACGCTTGATGCGTTGTTATATGCGCGTCATGATCTTGGTATATAAACGCTTTAAGTGGTTTACCATTGAGTGCATCCATGTTTTCACTAACTGGATCAGTCGGTTTAAGATCATCTTGAGTCGGGACAAGTTTATCTGCATTTTTAACTCCTAATACCTCGATCATCTGTCGATGTAATTGAGGTAGGTCGTATATTTGTGGCGCTGACTGAGCCATCTGCAATACCGCTTGGTATTGAACAACCCGCTGCGCCATTGTTGAGCTGTTAGGATCACTGACAGGAATAACATCTACTGTCATATAGTCCGCTACCCGTGCGCTTACTTCTCCACGGATAGGCATATAGTCATACTCTGTCGGGGCGTACTCCGACATAATCGCCTTGAGCATCTTGAATTCTTGCTTCATGGCGTAGTGAACGCGGGCTTGTACCGCAGCCATCGGCTTCAATGTACGTTCTAACAGAGCTAGTGTGGTTCCAACTGGCGCATTGGCCGACATATCAGAGATGTCCATATCACTGATAGCACCGAGCCTACGACCTTCCGTAGTAATCTGGTTCAGCAACGCGAGCAGCGTTTGGCTTGGCTCCTTATAAGGAAGTGGCATGATGTTGTCGCGGATCGAGCCAGACGGTACATCAACGTCTTTCCACTCTCCCGGCTCAATCGGCGTGTCATCGCCTTTGATTCTCAACCCACGAGCTTTTAAACCCCCCGGAAGGTTAGATAGCGTACCAGCATCCACCAGTTGTCGTATAAGCGACGTTCCAGCCTTGGCGTACCCTCCTATGATGTGGATCAAGCCAAGTCCGTAAAAACCAAATCCGGGCACGTATACATAGTGCACAAAATGCTGACGCTTAAGATGTAGTAGATCTTCTTCTGCCCAGTTACGTCGGATAGCTAAAACTTCTCCGGTTCCTCTTTCGATGGTAACGACATAAGGCTTTGCAATCTCGTCTTTATCTTCGTCAACATCGTCAATAACGAGGTCCGCGTGTACTTCATAAACTGCATATCGATCATCATCAGTGAGTGAATATCCACCTTCTTCTGCTTTCCTTTTCTCTACGTCTGTATGGAAAGGTTGTGGGTCACCTAGTTCAACATCTCGATAAAACCCAATAGCCTGAAGCTTTCGTAATTCGTTTTTAGTCTTTCGCATGACGTGCGTAACACGCTCTGCGGTTTCAATGTGTGAAGCGCCATAAGGAATAATTACATCTTCAGCGGGAATATAAATAGCGACTTGACGGCCAATATTAGGATCAAAATAAACTTTCTTGAACGCGGATCCAGCTAGCCCAAGGCTATACAACATACGCTCATGCTCTGAACGATACTCGACCATCCGTTCAGTCAACTGATAGTTCATATCCGCCTTTACTCGTTCAGCGGCTTCAATCTTATCTGGTGTTTCTTCACCAAGAATCTTTACACGAACGGGACCAGCGGCTGGGAAAGTCTCACTCATCGTTTCTGCTTGGAAACGAATGGCGGCTTCGGCAAGTACCGTCGAGTAAACTCCGCAGGCTCCTTCCCACGGATCAGTGCGTTCTTCGTACTTAAACCCTAATACGTCCAGTCCTTTAACAAACGTATCAGCCCAGTCTTTGCGGCTATCAATATCTGCATCGATAAGCCCAAGTAAATCTTGTGAAAGCCCTTGCAACGTATTTTCAT